CAAAACGGTTTTTAGAGTCTGGATCTACCCAGATCTCAGAGGCCTCGGCTGAGCGGTAGTGGGTATCGGGTGCGAGATTACGAAACAGGAGCTGTGAGGCCTCAATAGACCCAACAGATATAGTGGCTCGAATCGCCATCAAAACCCATCCCGCACCTTGAACTTGATCCGATCAAAGACGGTCTGTCGTCTCCCGTCACTATACTCAATCTCTATCTCCCCCTCATAACTGCCGGCATCCACATCAAGGGTCTCCGGATTCCACTGCATAAAGCATTTGCCGCCGCTAAAAGGTGCCACCCGCCCACAGACCATGGTGTCAAGGATCTCCTCACCACCAATATCCCGAAAATGAACCCGTACTGCACTCACTGAGGTGAGATCAATCGGCAGCCATGTCATGGGATCATCGGGGTCCAGCTTTACACCCGGCACCGCTGTGTTGGCGTCTCTCAGGGTAAAGTTGAGCTCCGGCAGATCATCACCTGCCACCAGGGGAATAGTCTCCAGATAGGCCATCAGGTAAACCCTCGTATCTGTACTGTCAGCGGGCTATTGCTCATCTTCCTGGCTGCACGTACCCGTAGTCTTTGAATCTCATCTTTATATCGGCGCTGCTTCTCTACCCCAATTGATGGGTTGGACCAGCTCTGGTCTGGGATCATCAACAGGGAGGCCAGGGTGCCGTGCAGCAGTGCTCTCTCCACAATACTCATCATCGAATCAGGTAACCCTCTCGCCTTTCTTGAGGGTTTGATCGCCATTACCAGCTTAATCTTCTCTCTTCTATCTGGAGTGGTACACAGCTCAACCACCTCGGGTATCCGCTGCTCCCACTCAAGCTCTTTTCCACTCTCACCGCTGACCGAGACCACTGAGGCAATCGCCCCATCTTTGGGCGGGTCGAGGTCATACTCGGTTACACCTGCAATGGTATAGATCGGGTCATGGCTCTCTCGCCAGATTAATGTGCTCTCAAACAGATCAATCGCACATCGTCTGATCTCACGTACCAGCACCGAGCGCGGGCATCCTCTGGCCTGCAGCAGCAGATCCGGGATCAGCTCCTCAAACCGGCTCACTGTTTATCGCCTTGTCTGCAGCACGTTTACCGGCCAGTGAGGAGAGAAAGGCCTCATAGTGGGCAGCCGCCCTGGAGCTGCTTGCCGCATCATCCTCTTTCTGCAGCGCCCGAAACAGCATGTAGTCAAGCACCGCATTGGCATAGAGCGCACTGATGGAGAGTGAAGTGGTATCACTCTCAAAATCTGAAATTACTATCTTCTGCGGCAGCACTGAGTAGACCAGCTCCACTACACTCCCCGCATCAGGGATGGGGTGGAGGTAGAATGTTCTGGGGTTGCGCTCATCAAAACTGAACAGATCAATCCGCTCTGACTCCATCCCGTGATCGAGACATCCCCACTCCAGTGAGGCCATCTGAAAGATCGGGGTGCCATCTGCGTTTCTCACTACATCCACCAGACTCAGAGCCTCCTCGGGCAGGGTCTGACGGGCATTGTTGATGCAGCTGAACTCCACGCTCTTGACCGAGCTGTCAGGGCGGTGAAGCACCACCTCACGCTGTCCATCATTGAGCCACTCAAGTAGCTCGGATCGTCTCCAGCGTCTTGCCCCATCCTCCTCATCATTGAGGATGCGGGAGACCCGGTTGATCAGATCGACAGCCAGCACCTGTTATCGGTCCCCATAAACGGGCACCAGCCCATCTTTTTTAAGCAGCAGTGCTGTGGGCTCAAACTCAAGGCCAGTATCTGGATTGCGCAGGCGTACAACTACCTGTCCGTTATCCTCATCCGCCACCTCTGTAGCCACCCCACCATTATCAGCCATTACCTCAACCTCTTCTCTTAATTGGCTGATCTTCTTTCTTTTATCGATATCGACACCAAACTCCTTCTGGGCATAGGCCTCGAGCTGGTCCTTGTTCATCGACAACAGATCAATTTGTTTATCCATCGTGATTCTCCATACAACTGACATGAAAAAACCCACCCCGGACCACTCCAGGGCAGGTCTATCTCAACCAGAACCGGGGCAACTACCCCTTCTTGGCATCAAGCAGCACACCGGCCTCAGGCTTGACCACCTTGTAGCCAAAGACATTGAGACCACGCACACCATCCCCAAACTGGTTCTCCAGCCTGAGCGTCTCCACATTGTTGAACTGGGAGGCAAAGGAGAGGAAGTGCTTGGTACCGGCCATCACCTTGGTGCGCGCCGTAGCGGCAGCATACCCGGTATCACCAGGCTTCTTGCCGGCGGCATCGGTAATCGCCAGATTGTTGCTCATGTAGATGGTGAAGCGGTCTACAATTCCCAGACGGCCGTTTCTGGCAATAGAGACACTGTCTCCTGCCAGCGAGGCATCCCGGAAGTCAGACTTCTTGATCATTGCGCACATCCATGGAGGGAGCACCAGCCAGCGCCCGCTCTCCGGGATATTCTGCTCATCAAGCTTCTGTGCTGCGGTGATGATTACATCAAGGATATTGTCCTTGGTGATCTCATTGCCGCTGCTTGCTGCATCCACCACATTGGTGGAGGCCACATCAGCGTAGATGGTTCCGAGTACCTGACGGTCAACCGCAATCTTCATATTCTCGGCGGCATCCTGTGTCGCCTCATTGATCAGATTGATATCGGCCTGGGCCTTGAGCACATCATCCACCTTGAAGGCGAAGGAGCGTGCCTGATCGATCAGCAGCTCGAGCTTCTCCTCTCCCAGATTCTGGTAGGAGACCGACGGGCTCATTGGATCATAGGTGCCAATATTGATACTGGGGGTCTGGCGGATCATCACCTTGCTGCCGGCGGACTTGATCTCGCCTTCCCAATTTCGATTTGCGATCTGCATCAACACAGTGGATGCGTAGAATCGCGCGTTTAACTTCTTTGACCATATCTCTGGAATGAAATTGGCCGCACTACCTGTAATTAAAGGCATGGTAAAACTCCAGCTACGGGAGAATCGCTGTCATCTCGACAGTGACAAAACTCCAGAGGGGTAAACCCCTCGATTAACTATGCGACTCGTCCCTCCCGTACAGCTGTATCAATCTCCTCCTCGTGTTTCTCAAACTCGGATGGAGACATGTTTGCAATCTGCTCACGGGTAAAACGGGGTCGCCCCAAGGTCTGAACCGGACGACGTGATCTCGGGGTGGGTGGATCTGCGATCTTCCTCCCCTCCTCCAGCCGTTTCGGTTTAGTGTCGATGTGAGGCTCCGGCTGCACTGCTACCTGGCCTACGGCCTGCTTGTAGCTGCCCAGCAGATGGATCACATCCTCTGACGCACCCTGATCAAACGCTCGGCGAAAGAGCGGGGGTTGTCTCTCCAGCCACCCCTGGAAGTCATCCGAATCCCGGATCTCATAGGCATCAGGATGCGCCTTCAAGATCTTCTGATAGTGAACAGCATCGGCATCAGCCTTTGCACGCTGCTCCTGATCGGCCTGCAGACTCTGCTGCAGAACACGGATCTGGCGCACCAGCGGCCCGGCGATGTCGGGATATTCACCAATCAACTCATCGAGGGGGTCACCACTCTCATCAGACCTCTCCCTGCTCTTGGGGGTAGAGCTTTGGTGCTGTAGCACCTCAAGCTCTCCCTTCAAAGTATGGATCTGGTCGTTAAGGGTGGATATCTCCCTGCGAGTCTCGGATGCCTCCTGGGAGGCCTTGTGCATGCGAGCCTGGGCATTACGAATACGCTCCTCGGCATTTTTAAGGGTCAGGCCGTTAAGCTCATCTCCCGCCTCCTCCTCACTCTCCGAATCCGGGGCCTCACTATCTACAGGCTCCGGGGGATCATCAGGTGCGGCCTCGGGCTCATCTCCTGACTGCTCAGGGGGGAGCTCCTCGACCGGGGTCTCATCGTTATCTTCTGGTGGGTCACTCTCCTTAAGGGGGGTGGTCTCATCGACCTGCTCCGAATCCCCGGACTCCAGTGACTCCTTGAGGAGGGCATCTGCCTCCTCCTCCATCTTCTTTAGCTTCTCATCGCCAAGATCATCTTGCTCTATGCTCACACAAACACTCCTAACCACGGGGCCTGCAGGTATGGCGATTCCCGCATGGGGGCCAAAACAGACGAGTCCGTGTATTTAAATTAGTCCAGCTTTAGATGGTCGAATCAGCTCTCACTGGAACCACTCCAAAACCGGACACCCAAAGAAAAACCCGCCAGGTGGCGGGTCTTGTCTAATATCTTGTTGTTATCTACTTCTCTAAAATTCTTCTGGCACGACCAGGGAGGGAGAGCATCTCCCTGTAGGCGCTGCATCTTCCCTGCTCCTGGGCAACCTCACTGTGGGACTGCTCCAGGCGGTCCCGGCACAGCTCCAGCTGCTCCTGCAGGTAGGCCTCCACCAGCTGCCACTCCCGTGAGGAGAGTATTGGGATCAGCTGCTGCGCCTGTTGTCGGGTCAATGGGGTTTTCATGCTCTGGTACCGCCTTCTGGGCATCAATATCCATACTCTCTGCTGCACTGCGCAGCAGATACTCACGATCGGTCAGGGTGGCATCAACCGGATTGGCAGTCATCTCCATAAACTGGATCAGCCGCTGACTCTGGATCTCACGGGCCACCAGTGCGGTAGAGCCGCGCGCCACCACCTTCAGATCCCCCTTGATCTCATCCTTCTCACTCCACTGCATGTTCCAGTCGACCATCGACTGGATCAGTGGCCGGATCATGAAGTCGTCGATGTTTTTGATCACCGACTTGACCACCACATTGGCCGCCCCCATCAGCATCGACATCCCCGAGGCAGTCTTGTTTAGCCCCGGCATCTGCTGGCCATGGGTATAGCTCGGCAGACTGGTCTCCTCATCGGCAAAGCGACGAAACAGCTCAATCACCGTCCCCAGATTGCCGGAGACATTGGTGGGCTGGTAAAACCTGAGCATCGGGGTGGCAGAGTCCCCTCCAGATCTGAGCCACACCTTCCAGGGGTGGAGATCGGTGGGATCTTCACCCGGGTCCAGCAGATCGAGATTGATCTCCACCTGCGGCCCTGAGCTGATCGAGAGGTTATCGAGAAAGACCCTCACTGCGGTGTTCATGGTCACCTGCGAGTCACGCATCATCCGCGCCACCCCGACCCCCCAAAACTGATGGGGAATCCGCTCATAGGGGACAATCTGGTATGGCAGCAGCTCCCGCTTGTAGGGGTTTAGCTGCGCCTTTATCACCCGACCCCCGCAGATCCAGACATTGGCCTGCAGCTCCCGGGTTACCTCATCGGCCTCCACCTGGCAGCCACACTCCATCAGATCATGGCCATCCACCTGCCCCCAGTACTCCAGCACATCAAAGCGCCCGGAGTCTGCGGTAGTGGTCAGCCCTGCAATCTGGCGGCGCTCAATCTCATGGTCCAGCTGGCTGTGGGTGCCACTCTCATTCTCCCGGATCACCTGCTCTATGGTGTCGCTATCAAAATCCCTCCCCGACTCCCCAAGCTCGCGGAGCTGGGCGCGGGTCAATACATGACGCTCGAAGATCCCGGTCGCATCGGCAATCGAGATTGCATAGGGGTCGGGATAGAGATCAAAGACACTGACTGCACTGATCTGGGGGGAGAGAGACTCCTCATGGCTGATCTCCCAGCCACCCTCCATCTCCGCCCAGCTGGTCTCACGCTCCACCCGCATGGTGGCGCCCTTGATGGCACCATTTCCCACCACACACATCTCCAGAATGGCAGACTTGAGATGGGCCTCAAACTGCCCCTCCACCAGCTGATCCTCCACCTCCAGCTCCATCTGCTCGGCAGAGGCCCTGGCGGAGTCCACTATCTCCTCTCTCACCACCTCACGCAGCTCGCTCTCACGCTGGGCGGTAAAACTATTAAAGTCACTCTCCGGGAGATCATAGGCAAACTGCCCCATCTCCCCGATCGCCTGACGCTTGATCTCAACCTCCGACTCCACCGCAAGCTCTGGCACCGGAGTCGCCCCGATCGACCAGGGCTTGTCACCAGATTGGAGCAGCAGGTCAATAATCCGTGAGTAGGCCGCCATCACCTTGGTGCGGGTCAGCCCTACAAAGACCCTGGAGCGGGCACGGTTACGGTTGAAGGCTGCCCTCTCCTCCGGGCTGTAGCTGGAGTTGAAGGCTCTAAGATCACTGAGCCACTCCTCCTCAATCTCGCGCTTGGAGTGCTTCCACTCCTCAAACTTGCTGCTGAGCCTGCTCCCGAAGCCATCAAAGTTTGTGCGCCGATCCCCTTTCTTATCCTCTGGAAAGAGCGGCTCACTCTTGATCTTCTCCCTGCCCATCAATAGCCTCCCACACTGGAGATCGGCTGGTATCTGGGCCTGGCTGTTCGTTTCATGTTTCTTCTCGGCATTCTCACCACCATCTCCTGGGCAATTGCATAGCTCATCACCCGGTCATCAAAACAGCCGTGCTCTGCATTGGTGGAGCCACTCTCCTCAACCACATAGCTGCGACACTCCTCCACCGTCTCCCGGCAGACAATCCCACTCTCTCCATCACGTAGCAGCCCCGCCAGTCGGTCAATGATCAGCGGCTTGCTCCTGGTGGTGGTGAGCCATCCAATTCTCTTGGTCTGCTTGCCATCTGCCCTGCGGTCGAGGTGCTCCTCGGCGTAGAGGTTTGGATAGCCGCTGTTTTTAAGTGCTGTTAGCGTAGTGAGGCCATGGTTATTGCGCTCAACACCAATAAAAGCACCAAAATAATATCTTCCAAGAACTCCAAGGATCTCTCCAAAACGGTCAGGCTCAACATGGCCATGCCACTGCGCCACCTGATTTCCCCTCTCATCGACCACATCAGCACAGGAGTAGTCTCCATGTACCAAACCCTCCGCCACATCGGCCCCGATCACATACTGCACCCCGGCCTCCGGCTCTTGCCAGACCCTCAAACTTCCAGATTTGTAGTCGATTGGTCGACCACCTCTAATCTCTGCCCTGCGAACCGGTGAGTAACACTCATCTACTGCCCCCATAATCCAGTTTGGATCAAATACCGGTCTGCCCGAAAAGAGAAAGGCCTCCTCGGCACTACAGGGATACTCCTGCTTGAAGAGATCCTCACTCTTGAGCTCATGAATCTTCGCCCTGCGCCAGGATAACTGCTCATCAGAGAGCCCATGGCGGCGGGCTAAGGTCTGCTCCTCCTTGTCCGGGGTAAAACCGGTCGCATCCCGCAGATACTCCTCCTGCCAGTACCACGGCACAAAGATGGGGATGTAATCACCCGCACCACTTACCGCATCCTGCCAGAGGTCATGGAAGACCCCACCCACCCCATTGGCGGTGGACTCCAGGATGATCTCGGTATTCTCCTCACTCGGTACTGCCTGCAGCACCCCTGCCATATGGGTCTCGGCATTGGGCCAGAAGGCCACCTC